ACGATTAGGTCTTTAGTCACCCACGTACTCATACAAAATTCCCAATCAGGAAAATGATCTGATAATTTAAACCCGGGTGTCTGCACGTATTGTGGTGCATTAGCCGCCAACCGCATCTCAAATCGAGCATCATGATTTCCCATTGTGTACAGCAACTTAGCGTTGTGACGTACTTTTTTGGTCAATTCAGAGATTTCACCTAGCATTTCTTTGCAAGCGTTTAGTTCCTCAATTACGCTTGGTGTGCGAGTCCATCCAAGAGGTGGATGGCGAGAGATAGATGCACCATCAAAAGCGTCGCCATTGCAAATAACTGCCTTCGGCTGTAACTTTTCAATCGCCCACAGTAAGCCCTGAAAAGCAGTAGACCGTAACCCAGGCCAGAAGTGAGCGTCAGAAAAAACAACAACTGTTCCATTCTCAATCCCTAACTCCAGTTTTGGTTTTGGTGGCGTCCAAGTTCTAACTTCTTTGTGCGTCTCTAGAGCAATGTTGTGTCTCTTGGCAATAGCATTTCTACGTTTATAAACGGCTCTCTCTGTAGTCTCTATAATTTTCGCTATTTTTGATGGCGACTTATGAATGTTCCAAAGTTCAATAAATTCTTCATCACTAGCAACTGATATGGCGGGCATGATAGTCCTTAATGTAAAAACTTTTAGAACTTACCACACATTTGTTACGTTGTAGGCGTTGATTGGTGTAACAACGAATCTTTATTTTGACTGCTAGCACTGCTACCAAAATAAAAACCAATAATCCCAGTCCAAGCTGTACCTAAAGAACCAAGCATGATGTCAATCTGTGGAGCGTGTTGAATCTGTCCAAACATCAAGCCAAACAAGATTCCAAAAAACCCACCAGTTACACCCATTGCAAGGATAGGGGGGATAAAAGACCGTGTGATAGATTGCATATCACGAGCAGATTTCCTGTCATCATTTGCTAGCTTGGCAAAGTCTAAGTTCATAGCTTGAGCTTGCTTTTTAAGTTCCAACTCTGCTGTCTGAATAGCAGCTACTTGTGTAGCATCTAGTTTGCCGCTACTAATAACATTCTGCACTTCTTCAGGGGCTATTCCAAGAGCTTTAGAAACCGCTGATACAGCCATACCAGCTAGGGGGCCACCTAATGCTGTAGCAATAGTAGGAGCAAGTTGTGTTAGCCAATCCATTTTATTTTCCTTCAACAAGAGTTAGAGTACCCCAGACAGACAACGTAATGACAAGAGCAGCAAGCATAGCAACAAGGGCTATTGTTATGACATCACTGATTTCTTTTTTACGTTTATCAGCTTTCTTTTGTAAAGCTATTTCTTCAGACTTGCGTCTAGCAACTATGTCGTTGCGCTCTTTAATGAGAGCGTGCCATACAGGAGCATTGCCACTCCATATCAACATGTCTTTAAGTTGAGTCTCTGCGTCATTTAGCTCTTTAAGGTGCATTACCGTTTGGAATGCTTTAGATGTATCTGATTGACTAAAAACTTTAGGTTCGGCTGCTATCTTGGCAATTTGATCTTTAGCATCAAAGAACCTCATCATGTCACCAACAATGCCGTTGACATCTTTGCCCATCTTAATAAGTTCTTGTGCCCCAGCTATTGCTGCTTTGGCAGTTGCGAATAGCGTTATGGGGTCTAACATATTAATCCTTACGTCTCCATTCTAGACAATACACCTTGCGTTTATATACATCTCCTGTCCAACCCCACGTTCTGCACTCGTACTTGTGTTTTTCTTCAGCACAATCTGCGTGCAAAGATAAAATAAAAACAACAAGTAAAAGCAGTCTAATCACACATTAGCTGCTGGTTGTGTCTGGAGTCAGAAATAACTTTTGTTCTGCTAGTCTGCGGTTACGTAGACCAGCATTAGGAACACCACCTACCTTGTCCCAACGAAGAAACTGTTCAGCAGCACCTTGCACATCACCAGCATTTAACATGCGAAGCAAAGTAGAACTGCTAAAAGCACCTATGCCTACGTTGTAAGCAAAGATAACAAGAGCATCAAACTGATTCTGAATGATGATGCTAGTAACACCGTTGTTTACAGCACCAACAGTCCTTCCAACATCACCACTCAGAAGCTCAGTAGCTTTAAGGGTAGTGATGACATCACCACTACCACCCACACCATCACCGGGAACAATGAGGTGTCCGTATCCAACAGTCATCTTACCACCAGAGTCGGCGTAAGGCTTAGCACGAAAGCCTTCTAAAGTTTTAAGCAATTCTAAACCATTGTCAGAGAATTTCATTTGTTATTCCAGTAGTAGGATGTTATTAGGAGCAGATTGCATAATGACCCAGTTTGTACCATCAGACACCATTGTTGCCCAGTTACCAACCACAGCTAACAGTATGGCAGTACCAGCAGTTGTGCTATCAATTGGAACAATGTTTGATGACGCTGAATTTACTAACTGCGGCTGCATGTTTTTTACAGTGATTGACCGTCCAACCCAAGAAGAAGCAGCAGGGAATGTTAAGGTTAAAGCTGACCCAGATTTGTTGTTAATAATCCAAGTATCACCGTTAGCAATTGTATAGTCTGCTGTCTTGGTCAATACAGTAGACACAGAAGTATACGGAAGCGGGGGAATGTCATTAGCAACAAGAGCACGAAACGTAGGAGCACCAGTACTACCAGAAGCAGGGCCAGCAAACACATAGTTAATGTGAGCACTGTTAACTCCTGTACCTCCGTAACTAGTTTCTAATGGAGCACCAAGAATAATTGAAGTAAAGCTACCTGTAGAAGGTACGTCTGATCCAATACGAGTGTTGTCTACTGTACTGTTTGTTATAGCTATGCCATTAAAATTAATGCCGCTTACAGACCCACCCGTAATAGCTACGTTGTGAGCATCTTGAGTTGCTAACGTACCAAAGACTTTATCACTGAGTCTTTGAAACCAGTCTCTCCAGACAAAGCTTTCCCCAATCTTATCTTGAGGAATAGGGGTAGTTAATTTAGCCATTACCTGTATTTCTTATTAGAGTACCCCATTTGTTTTAACTCTGGAAGCTGTTTCTCAAGTCTGCATCCAATGTCAATGCGGTAGCCAATGCTATTGGGAATGTTAATTTTTTTCTTGACAGTGCCATAGCAATGCTCACGAGCTTCTTCAACAGTCTCACCTGTACCAGTAACAATACACACGTAGTTACCAGCAGTAACAAACTGTTCTTCGTTAAGCTTAACCTTGCCACTAACCATAGCAGGAGCTTTAGCACACATAACTTCAGCCAAATGAACGTTCTTAATAACATCCTCTTTGGTCAAATCAAACATAGGGTAGCCAGCAGACTCTTTCTTAGTAGTTCCCTTGTCAAAGGGGTACGGAGGCATAGAGATAACAACACCACAAGCAATGTCTTCGCTTACTTTTAAAGTGTCTTTACCGTCTAACAAGTCAAGCATCCACTGAGCTGGATCACCTTTGTGAAGAGCTTGTTGGATCATAAATAGGGGCCATCCCGGACGCATAGTGAACTCTAGGGGCCAAGGTATGCCTTTGTCATCAACAATGCAGTTAACGTCAATGTATCCTGTGTACCGTAGACCCATTAGATAACCCTCTAAGGGTTTCAAAACTTTGTCTGCAAGCAAAGAGTCCTGCACATAATAAAGAATGGTTCCTTCTTCACCTGTAGACACACCAAGATCGCCAGCTAACAGCTTCTTAAACTCGTGGTTAATACACAGATGTTTAGAAAAACCAGAAGAACCAAACCAACCACCAACTGCAATTTCAATGCCACCGTGGAACTCTTGAAGAATAAAAGAGCCTTTGTAAGCATTACTTTTCTTCCACTTCTGAAGCATAAACACCATGTCGGCAGGGGACTTAGAAACATAGCTAAGAGCCTTGTCACCGTCGCCTAGTGGCTTAGATACGTACCGCTTGTTGTTCTTAATAACAAAAGAAATAGCCTCATCGTAGCTTTTAAATTCTGTAGAGGGAATAACCGGGATACCAGCACGCTCAAATATTTCTGCACCGTGTTGCCGGTCTTGTTCCCAACGGTTAGTGTCAATGCTAGGCCCAATAATAGGGTAGCCTTTATCCCGGTAGCGTTCTAGTTGGTGAATGTAGTACGTGTTGTCTGTACAAAAGATTAGGTCAGCCCAGTTCATGTGGGGTTCCCACTCAGGTACACGAGTAAGCAACCCACCATCACCTACCATAGAACGAGAGCCGTCTTTGTTGTTACGGATGTAAGCTTTAACAGTGTGACCATACGCCATACAACGCATAGCAAAATCTAGGCACACACCACCAGCATCTATTAGTAGGATTTTCATTGTTGTTTAGCCCGTTGTTTTTCAAGGTTCTTACGCTGTGTTTCTAGAGACCGTTTTTCTTGAGCATGTTTACTAGTGTAGTCTTTACGACCAGCTTTTATTTCTTTATTCCGGTATTCCCAAGCATTCTCTTTAGTACGCAACTCACGTTCAGCACGAGCTAATTTCTTTTGTTCTGGTGTGCTACCGTACATAGGGAAACCTGCTGTTCCTAGTAACGCACGTTTAAGACCTTCTCCTTCTGGAGCACTCATAGAAGCTTGTGCTTGAAAAGGTATTGCAGACTGAGCAATAACCTTAGCTCGGCTTAAGTAAGCATCTGTTGTTGCATTACCCGTTATGTTCTCAGGAACAATCTTTTGGGCTTGAGGACTTGCGTACTCAGTACCAGCCAAACCTACCCACAAAGCTTTAGGAATAAACCCTAGTTTACTAGCAAATGTTTTATCTGGATCAGCAATCCAATGGTACGGTTCCATAGCGTG